TAAAAAACGTAGCAACAAAAAAGATGATGAAAAGAAAGGTGGCGATGATTCTCCAGTTATGCCATTAGCTCCTCCATCTGTAGGTGGTGCTAAAAAACGTAGCAACAAAAAAGATGATGAAAAATAAATTTCTATTATTTTTAAAATTATATAAGAATCATTCCATATATATTCTTAATAAAAATGAGTTTTATCAATAATATTATATCTTTTATTGAGAATGGTATTATAGTTACATTAGGAATATATAACATTCACTTAATTAATCTTTTTTTGTCAAATAATCAAATATCTATCATCTATTGTATTGGTCCATGTGATGATAGCATTAAAAAATTATATGGTGACCGTATAGTTTTTATAAATAAAACTTCAAAAGATGCACTTAAATTTATACCTGATAATATTGATATATTATATATTAATCGTGATGATGACATATATGATGACTTAAATATGTATTATTCAAAAATTAGAGCGGATGGTTTTGTCATTGGGAATAATGCAAATGAGAAAGAGTCAAATGAAGTTATGAAAGCCTATAATAAATTTTTAAAAAGTAGAAATGGTAAAGAATTTATTATTAAAACATGTATTATTGAAAATCAGTTTATTATTCAAAAATTAAGTCATAAAGGAATATTTTCATACATATACGAAATTAATGGATGGGGCAATGATCAGAATGCGCTATATAAAGGAAGTAGTGGTGAAGGTTCGACTATTGAAAATAATATCCATACATGGGTCCCATTTCTTAGAAAATTTATTTATGAAAATGAAATTCATTCAGTTACTGATTTAGGATGTGGTAGTTTTGTATTCGGCAAATATATATATGATGATATTAATATTCAATATCAAGGATACGATGCATATGAAGAATTTAAAGAAATATATGCTTATTCAAAATATAAATTTAAATGTATGGATTTTTTTATGCATAAAGAAGAAATTGCACCTGCAGACCTATGTATTTTAAAAGATGTTTTATGTCATTGGACAATCACTGATATTACATCTTTTTTAGATTATCTTATGGAAACTAATAAATTCAAATATATACTTATTTGCAATGGATCTGCACAAAAGATAGATAACGATGATATATTAACTGGACAATGGAGAGCACTTAGTGCAACAATGTTTCCATTAAAAAAATACAGACCTGAAATTTTATATACATATATTGAAAGTGGACACTTCCCAAAAGAGGTATCTTTATTACGACCAAAATGATATAAGAGTTTTAGATTTATATTATAAAACCATCTAAAAATGACTACAGCAAAGCAAATTGTTCCTGTATCGAAAAAAGGATTTGTCTATGGATCGAGTGATCCAACAACACCAGCGAAAGTAAATGCACTGAATGTGGGTTGGTTCTATAACTGGAACTTTGTTCGCAATCCTGGAATGGATACATCACTTCCATATACCCCGATGAGTTGGGGAATGACATCTGTTAATAATCCTATGGCAATTAAACTTATTAATCAATTGGACAATCCTGGATATGAAAATGTGGTTCTTGGTTTCAATGAACCAGATGGTGCGAAACAAGCAAATATGACTGTGGATATGGCAATTCAACACTGGCCACTTCTTATTGGAAGTGGTCGTCGTGTAGGTAGTCCTGCAACTGCCAGCAATCCTACAACTGCTGGTGGTTGGTTGGCGAACTTTATGACTGCTGCTAAGGGTGCGAACTTGCGGGTAGACTTTATTGCAGTTCACTGGTATGCACCACCAAATGTGACATCTTTCTTAAAAGAACTAGACACTCTTTACCAACAATATGGTCTTCCAATTTGGATTACTGAATTTGCAGTTGCCGATTGGACTGCTACTACTGAAAGCAAATTTACTGTAGAGCAAATCACTGCTTTCATGGAAGCCGTTGTACCTGAACTTAACAAGCGCTCCTATATTGAGCGCTTCGCCTGGAAGACTCGTGCTACTAGCGATATCAATATGGGAACAAGTGCTCTCTTCAATGATGATGGCAGCCTTACTACTCTTGGTGCAGTTTATGCATCTTTGTAATTTGATGAACAAAAGATATATCTTTTGAAATTTTATTTTTTACTGTTTAATTATGAATCAATTAAGCACTGTGGGCCGCAGTAAATGGATGAGGACGAAATGTTGGTTCTGGTATAATATCTGCTGGTTGAGAAAGTGTTGCAGTTAGGCCGCGAGCTTGCTGGCTCATTGTAGCAGAGAGTGAACGGAATGCCTCTGGAGTATTATTAGCATCAAAAGTCATTGCATTTTGACGCGCGATACCCATTGTTGCTGCAACAGTGAAGGCATCTTGATTTGCACCCAGATACATAAAGTCCCATCCCTTCTTGGTTTGAACATCGATAAGATCCTTAATGTGAGCAGATGTATATGTATGACTGGCATTCTCTAGGCCATCAGTAAGAATGACAAACTTTATAGTAATACCTTGCTCAACAGGATTCTCTGGAATAGCCTGTGACTTGATGATGTTTCCAATGGCATCATTGAGAGCAGTTGAACCACGAGGCTGGAATGACTTAGTGTCCAATAGAGGGACTTGGGTAATATCGGTATGCTGGTAGCTACAAAGAATTTCGTGATCAAAGAGATAGAGACTGAGAGTTCCCCCGAATTCTTTTTGCTCCTTAACGAATGCATTGAACCCACCAATGGTATCATCGGCGATAGTCTCCATAGAACCTGACCTATCTAGGAGGAAAATACGAATAATCTTAACATCCTGTGGAGGTGCAACTATTTGCAGAGGTGGAGCATTCATTTTGATTGTGTTGATTATTATTAAGAATATGATTTCAATTTTTATGAAAGATGCTTTTATTTTGTGAAGGATTAGTAGCGTGGCACTTTATAAATATTTTGAAATGTCAATTACAAAGTGTATATTATTAATTAATAAAGAAACGTTTGATCAAAAACATGGAGATTTTAACAATAAATGCAACTTTCCACTTGAAAATGGAAAATATAAAGGACAAATTAAAACTGATGGAACAACTGAATTAACTTTTAGTCCTATAGGACTAAAAAATCCAACAATTAGTATTCCAAAAAATGGGAATGGTATAAACACACTCAATGTATTTTATGGAGAAAGTAATTATTCAATTTTAAACTGTCCTAGTACTGAACCTGTAGAACAAATACTACCATTTGGTTTATCTATATGGTTAGAATTATCCGAAAATAAAGAACTTAAAAAAACTTTTATGGAATGGTATAATAATTCATTAAGAAATGATTTACGTATAAATAGTGAAAAATTAATAAAATATTATACAAATGATAATCCAAATTTAAAAAGTATGCAAGGAGAAGAAGCAGTTCAATTTCAAAAGTTTTGTCACCAAATATATAATGAATTAAAAGAAAAAATATATATATATTTACCAATAGATTTAATTAAAAATTCTAAAATAGGTGAATTGACAACATATAAAACTGGTAAACAATATATATCTAATGCCGATTTTATTAATAATTTAAATCATACTACTACACCATGGTTAAAATGTAAAATAAATAAAACAACCGGTACAAAACGAATTACACAAGAAGTTGATAATGGATGGGATTCGTATATTGATTTTGAAATATACCTCAATGACTCCAAAGGATTTACGCATACATATGAAAGAAGTTTAATATTATATCCAAATACTTATATTGCATTTGATGATTTTGCACACATGTGGAACAGAAAACAAATTGTATCAAATTTTAATAAGTATTTAGTTGAACCAAAAATAGTGACTAAAAAAGATGAAAAATTAAATAATGTAATAAAAATTACTGAAATAACAATTGGTTCAATGAAAGATTATTGTAATACTATAGATGATATACAAGCAATTAATAAAGAACTTATTCAATATGATTCAATAAAAGATTTTATAGGTTCTGATCAGCATATTAGAGATAAACTAAGAAATGTACTGAAAATTACTGATACAAAATATAATTCGAAAGAAAATTTTATCGATGAATTGTGTGCACACTATCCAATATTTCCTAATTTAAATAATTTTAAATCTGATCCGAATAGAATTAATATAGAAACTATTGGAACAAATATTGATAAAGTAATACAAGATTTTATAACAGACGAATATATTGATGCTATGAAACATCGAAGTCTTATAATTAATTGTGGTACAACAGATGCTGCACAACGTAATTGTACTGGTATATTCAATTCTCGATGGAAAAAAAATAAACAAAAAGAATTAATTAAAATATTATTTTCTAAATTTTTTCATTATACAGAGGGTAATTATAAAGTACTTATAAATCAAGATACATTTGAACGTGAATTATTTGATTTAAATTATCATGTCTCATTTGCTAATTTATATGATAAACAAACTACAGATTTTACTGAAACAAACTTATTAGTTTCAGATACTATGTATTGTATTTCAAAAGAAAAAGGAGAATTACATATTTTAGATAAAATTGCTATTGAAAAGAGAAATCATGTATTATTCAATTATAATAATACAAATCATGACTTTGAACTGGCGGGTGATGTTCAAATCACTTTTCCAAGTGATGAATGTTTTCCAATCAATGCATCAATAATAAGTAAAGAAATAAATAAACTTAAAAAAGAAAAATTAAATTATATAGCTGAATGTATGTTTGATCTTGAAGATGTTGAATTACTAAATAACCTACCGGATAATGATTTAACTAAAATATTATTAGATCTAAAAATATCAGCTGACGCATTATGTGGTGTTTCTGCAAGATTTTTTGATTGTATTTTTATATCAGGTGATTTACTTGCAATTCAAAAGGCATTATTATTAGGATGTCATTGTGTATATACATATTATCATAGAAATACAGGTGATGTTAATAAATATATGATATTAATAAAATCTTGTACAGTAGCAGCTGATAGTAATATAATTGAACCAACGCCATTAGGAACTATTGTTAAATTAGAAGCTACTAATGAAAATAGAAATATGATTAGAAAATTCAAAGAACGAACTGAAAAATTAATAAAAATAATAGAAGATGATATTTTAAAATTAAAAGGATTATCAATAGATGACTCGTTCAAAGTGAATTTTAAAAATATTGAAAAAATATTTATACTTATTTTAATTAAATATATTCAAGTATTGGACCCTATAATGAGACATCTTTTTCTCAAAATTGAACACTATATTCATGTATTAAATGATCCTACATTTCCATTTGATATTGATGTTAAAACTACAATTGAAGCATTAGAATTTTATATAAATAAAAGTACCAACTACATTCATTCCATTCATATGAATCGAACAAATACTTCACTAATGTCAATTGAATACTTTGAAAATAATTACAACGAACTATGCGAATGGATAAATTTTGATAAAATAATACAATTAATAAATAAAAATGCTTCAGGTGATTTATTACAACCAGTTATAAGTAATATTATAAGAGATGCTATGCCTGAGAATATTAATATTAAATTTTTAATTAAAGCAAATGAACTTTTAGGTTTAAATAAAAATCAAGAATTAGTAGATACTATTCATATTGGTGGGAAAAAATATAGAAAAACACATGGTGGATATACGAATGAAGATCTTGATTATATTGGTCGTTGGGCTTTATTATATATATGTATTTATGATGAATTACTGCATACTAATATATTATTTGATTTTTTAATAAATTTTAACACTCCGTTATCAATCGATTCAATTAGTATTGATACACAAATCGCATTTTTTAATAGTAATTTACCAAATTTTAAAAGAATTTTAGATTATAAATATACACTTTTTCATAATTTATATGTTCCATCTGATTATATTTATAGTGCGCTATCTGTTAATATGTTCGGTGATGGAAGAATAAATGGGGAACTTATAAGTGAAACGAAAGAATATATTGATAAAATTTCAACTGAATTTAAAAGTACTTTTTCATATTTGAATAAAAAAAATGAAATAGGAACAGTAAAACAAGTACGTTTTAGAACAGAAGACACTGAAGAACAACCTCTTAAAAAAATATATTCTCACTCCACAATTTTAGATGCTCCAGGAACACCTCTTCGTATGGAAGAAGGTGGTAAAAATAAAAGTAAGAAAACTACAAAAAAGAAGAAATCAACAGGCGGAGAGGAATTTTGTAGTATTATGTAAAAAAATTTCTTTGTAATTATTTTTCAATATATGACATTATTGTCCCACTATTTTTAATTCATTTGGATATAAGTGCTTCCAAATTTTATAATGATAATTTTGCAGGATGATATTCATTTTTAAGTAAAAATTGATATTAATTTATTTTTAGCATTAATTCTTACAATAACAAATGCTAAAAATGTCTGAAGAAGCAAAACTAGAAATTGAATCAATTGTTTTACTTTCAAATAAATTTTCTCAAAAACCAGTTATTGGTTCAAAACGTAGTTTTGATGAAATTGAAAATAAAATCGTAGCATATGGGATGAATATTCTACGTATGAATGATACACATATTGCACATGCGTATTTTAATAAAATACTAATCAGTAAAGAAGATGGTCTAATATCTCCATCAGAAGAAAGTTTTTTTAAATTTAAAAAACATAAAGAAAGCTGTAACAAACAAACCTGTTCATTGAATATTATTCCAGATATGCTTAAAAATGAAAAAAAATCGAGTGATGCGATGAATCACCTGATACGCTGTACGAATCCAATGTGTTCAGATAGTGTTTGCGGAACTGTTAAAAATGTGATAAAATTTAATTTTATTAAAACAAATATAAATAGCTATCAAAATCTTATTGCTTCTCGTACTACTTCTTAATATTTTTCAAAACCAGGACTATTAAAATAATCAGGGTAAACATCCATAGCCGAATGAATACATGTTTCTGGAAGTGGAGCAAATACAGCTGCCCATGAACGTTCCATATAATGTCCTGCTTCTGGATTAGAATGAGTATCAACAAATTCTATTAGTTTTTGGTAATGTTCTTTTGGATGTTGTAATATATGTTCTTTTGCTACGGCAAACATACCAAAATAGCAGACTATTTTTGAAATTATATTAGTACCAAACATAGCATCGTACCAACGACCGAATGGACGAATTGGGCAAGGAAGAAGTTGGGTTTCTGGATTTGCTGCTTTATTTACAGCATTTGTAGCTATATGTTTATTAATAAAAAGACGCCCTAAATCTTTACGTACATCTTCATATGGCTTTCCTAATAAAACAGTTGTTTGTGTTTTATCAACTAAATACATAAGTTTAAATGTTGTTTTAATTTTATGTAAATCTAAACAAGATCCTGGTAAGAATATTGTAACATTGGCAAGATTATCATAATTATTGATAATATGATATAAATATGTATGATCACAGCGCCCAATATTTGGCAAAGGAATCGTATTACATTTTGGTGCTTTACAATGTGGTTCATTTTCGCCTTTATTGTAACAAATTACTTTATATTTATTGAAAGGGGGATCTTCAATCCATGTAATATTTTCTTTATATCGTGAAAGTACTATTTGAATATTACTATCTCCTTCGTCTACAATACGTAAATCATCTTCAGAGGCATCAAAATTTTCTATTGGAATAAAAGGATTTTTTATATATAAATGAAATACAAGTACTGATATAAAAAGTACTATGAGAAGAAATAATACCGCATTTTTCATATGTTATTATAAACCTTAAATATTACGCAGACTATTTTTCTGGTATTATACTAGTTTCCAAATATATTTTCCAATAGTTGTTGTTAAATTATATATATTTCTATGAATACTTATAATAAATTAATTACTAAAAAAATAACATCATATTGAACGAATCAGTATTAATTTAATTATAATACTATCATAAAAGATGATATTATAAATATTTTTGAAAGTGGAATAGTCCCTAAGCAATCTTATAAAACTACTTAAGCATTAGATGTTTTAATGTATATGGTGAATTATCACCGTATTCGCATCTATGGCCGAGTGGTCTAAGGCGGTGGAAATTGTTACCATTATGGTCTCAATAACCGAAACTTAAGGATACATAGGAGATCCTCTCTACGTAAGTAGGCGTGGGTTCGAACCCCACTGGATGCATTTTATTTTTATTTATTCATATGGTGCGAAGTTATCATATGGAATATATTTTTTGATGCCACTTTGTAAAGAATTATCGGGTTGAATAGTATTATATCCAGTTAATTCTGATTTAAATTCATAGCTTTCCTGTGATATATTCATATGATTTGGAGTAGATGGGGTAGGTATGTTGAAATTCACTTTACTAAACATATCGGTAAATGGTTTCACTAAGCCATTCATATATCCTAAATCAGGAGCTGGTGTATTATCTTTGGATACATAATTATTATCTTGTGGACTATATGCATTTAAATCAACTCTTTTTGGACCAATATTTCTAGATGGAGGATTATTTTTAATTTGAATATCTGTTTGTAAAATATAATTGGCGGCTGGAGAATTTGTTACGTTATGTATTCCTTGTTGGGAGTTAAATAATGAATAATTCATTCTTCTCAATTACATATAAACAAGATAATATTTAATTATTTTCAACAGCCGCAAGTAAGCCATTTTCAACTAAACGTTGACAATATGTGAATGCTTTTGTTTCATTGCAAGTTATTACTGTGAATGATTCATTATTATTTATTTCTGCATCATTCATTATTTTATTAATATTTTCGGTATTAAGTTCAACAACGCAATCTTTCAATAAAGTTGAAATACTGTCTTTATTTTTGAAAGGCATCCCATATAGAACTACTTTTTTTTGTGAGCTATATAAAGGTACTGAAGATGATTGTATAGGTGATTGAGATGGTGACAGCGATGGTGATGGTGATAGTTTTGAATAAGAAGTTGATTTATATATAGTTTTTTTTGATGGAATATTTATTGGTAACGTATGCATTTCTAGCGTACTATATATGTATACTATAAATTAATACACTTTTAAAAATTGATATTTAAGACTTAGTTTTAGATATTAATACAGTGACTGATAATGGTAGCTAAAATATTGCAAAATGTACAAGGATGTAATGTAAAACATATCATTCATATATCTGATACACATATCAGACAGGGTGATACTGAACGTTCACGCTATGAAGAATATGACCACGTTTTCAAAAATTTAATTCGCGATATCACTATTAATGATACTATAGATCTTCGTGCAAGTAATACACTATTCGTTATAACTGGCGATGTATTCCATAATAAAGGAAAAGTAGACACTCCAGCAATTAAACTCTTCTTTCGCTGGATGGACAAAATGCTCAATATTGCACCAGTTATTATGATTTGCGGAAACCACGATTTTCGCCAAGAAGACCCACTTTATCCTGATATGATTGAAGCATTTACTATGCCATATATTGATTCAGGTGGGGATGGCGGACGTCGTGTAAAATATCCACTCTTTTATTTGAAAGAAACTGGTCATTATATTTATCAAAATATTGGATTTGGTGTAGTAAGTGTAAAAGATACTTTGCGTACATTTAACACTGCCGGTATTCAAGCAACTTTGCCAGATTTTCCATCGGTAAAAGAGTTCGATAGTTATGACGTAGATTTCAAAATTGCACTGTTTCATGGAACTCTTCTGCCATATGATACTGATGAACTTAAAAATATACACGGATATCGTCTTGAATGGTTTGAAGGGTATAATGCAGTTCTTCTAGGGGATAATCATGTTCAACAAGTTCATCGTAGTAAAATGAAATCAAAAAATGGTACTGATAAGGAACTTATTTGGGGATATCCTGGTTCTCTCATTCAACAAAATTTTGCTGAATCACCTTTTCATCATGGCTATATTTTATGGACATTTGATAATAATAATATTACGACAGAATGTTACCATGTCTATAATAACTATGGAATGCTTACGCTTAAAAAAACTGCAGTGGGCGATTACAATCTTATAATGGGAAAAACAAAGCAAGATGTTGTTCCTCTCAAAGATATGATTACTCATGATGTATTTCCTAAAAAACCTAAGATTCGCATCATTGGAACAAATGATGAAGAAACTGCAATTTGTTCAATTATTACAGATTTAAACTCAAGTATTTCTCCACAATCTTATGTGGTAAATATTCCTGTGAACTCAAATAATGACGTTTTCGATGGTGAATCAAATAATAGTATTAAAGAACTTATTCATCAAATGAGTACAATTAATGACCGTGAGAAATGGCTTGAATTTTTAGAAAAAACTCGTACTCATGAGACTGATAAAACTCTAGATACTATTGAAAATATGATGGTAGGTTTCATAAAAGAACCAGAATTAATGCGAATTGATTTTGAAAATAATGGCATAGATGACTTATCAAAAGATATTATTCAAAAAATCAAGACACGTAATGAAAAGATTCAACGTGCCCTGCAAGAATATGCCGATGTTCATGCGCAACATCATGGCGAAAATCACAAGATTATTCTCAAACATATGAAATGGGATTATGTTATGTGTTATGGACCGAATAATTATTTCAACTTTGAAACGTCTGAAAATAAGATTTGTCTATTGAATGGAAGAAATGCAATTGGAAAGACAGCTTTTCTAGATGTGATTTTCATAGGTTTGTATGGTGAACCATCGAAACAACGTAAAATACTCAGTGGAAAGAAGATGGGTGGCAAAATGATTCACGATCATCGTCCTGAAAATGTGAGTATGTCAGTGAATCTCCTTTTCACGCTTAATGATGAATATTATGAAATCTATCGATCTTTTACTAAACAGGGGCGCGGTGATGCAGGAAAAGAGGATTTACGTCAAATGAATGCTGTAATATCTACTGTTAATATGCAAACAAAAGTGAAGACTATTATTTGTGAAGGTGTTGTCACAGTCGACGGCTGGATTGAAAAGAAATTTGGCACAATTGATGATGTTCTTATGAGTACATTCGTAAGTCAAACAGAGACTAATAATTTCTTTCATTTGAAACAAGAAGACCAGAAAGCTATTTATGATAAAGCGGTCCATTTAGAATCAATTGCTGCATTTGGACAATTATTAAAAGAAAGTTTACTCGCCCATAATGATATTACAACAATGATGAATAATAGTAAATCTGCATTGAATGAACTTATTCAAACAAAGAATAAAAATAATGGTGCGAAAGATTTAGGCATATCATTGCAAAGTCAAATAGATAAATATAATAGCGACTATATACTATTGGAAGAAGCTTACAAAAAATGCGCACAATGTGTGGGTGATTTTGAACCAGCGAGCGAAGATGCGGTGGCGGATGCATCTTCTGTCAAAAAACTTCTTGATAAAAATGTCAACAAATTGGCAACGTTAGGTACAATTACTGAAGTAGATAAGAAGAAAGCAGTACTTATTGAAGGTGAACAAAATGCTGCATATATTGCTTTTCAAAAAGAAAAGGCTCGTGTCGGAGAACCACTTATGGAAGGTGTTTCACGTGCCAGTCTTGAAACTATGATTCAAACACTTCAAACTGATATTGAAAAGCACGATAAAATCTGCCCGGAAAGGCAATTGTCTCCAGAACTCTTGGCAAAACAATGCAAAGAATTGAAAGAATGGGAAGATGATCAAGATAGTGATTGGTTTGAAAATCCTGATGGTTTAGAAACACAAATGCTTGAATTTATTAAATTGAAAAATAAATATGAAAAGAAATATGAAGAATGTATTCAAAACTCAATTCAAAAACCGCGCAGCACTGAAATTGAGCTGTCTATTAGTAAAAACTTTATAGCCTCAAAAGAAAAATGGACCGTAAAAGATTTAACAAACCTTCAAAATGAGTCTAATGAATTAATAAATAAAGTGAATACTTTGCTAAAATCACAAATTATTCCTTGCAGAGATGAAGCTGGATTTAAAAAATGGCGGACTGAATATACAGCTTGGAAAAATAAAGTTATCGATGTTATTGGAGATGGAGATGAAGAAGAAACCTGCACATTTTTAGAAGAACGTTATAAAAATCTACAAGGATATATCACAATTGTTGAAGAGAAAATAGCTAAAAAAATAAAAACTACAAATGAATTAAATACACTTCAAAAAGAAAAGGAGGAACTTAATAAGTATGAATTTAATCCAGATTGCTATGCGTGTCAAAAACAACCTATGCGTATCAGGTTTAATGATTTATCAAAACAAGAAACGAAGGTTATCAAAGATTTACAAAAGATTGAGATTTCTCTCACAAAATATAGGACTACATTCGATTTAGAATCTTCAAAAGAAGAGTTGAAAGAATTGGTGAAAAAGATTGAATTGCGCAGATATTATGAACAAACACGTGATGATAAAGAAACTGAGAATGCTGCATGGACTCGCGCACAAAAAGAATGGAAAAAAGTTGCTACTACAAAAGCTGAAATACTGCAATATGACAAGGATATTGCTGAATACTCTTATAAAATCTCTGCTCTTGAGAATTATCTATGGGAACAATGGCAAAAGAAAGAACAACAGCTTAAACAATATTGTAGTGACATAAATACGCGTATTACGCGAGCCAAAGAATTTATCAAAGGCTATGAAGAATATGTGAAAAAACAGCGTTTCTTAGATGAAGATACTACAGCACATGATTTATATTTAATTTGGCATGAGAAATATCAGGCAATGACATCTCAGTTAGCAGAATATACTCTTGAAATGGAACGCAAGATTATTGATACAAAACTTATTGAATGGCAGAGTAAAAATAATATGCGTATTGATTTAATTGAAAAGATACGAACCTTTGAAAATCTTGAGAAAGCGATTCAACAAGGGCAGCGTATGCTGAAATATATTGAAATGCAAAAAATAGTTCAACAAAAATCTGAAGTTGATAAAAAACTTAAAGAAGTTTCGCATGAACTTGTTCGTTATCAAAAACAAGAAGAAGATAACAAAAATTTGTTGAATAGTATTGCAGTCTATGAAAAATATGCTGCTTTACTTGCACGCCGCAAAGAAGCTCTTGGAATGCTGGAAAATAGGTTTATTGGCGAGAAAAATGGCAATGAAGGATACAAAGAATATATTTATAAAACTCATGTCATTCCACTCATTGAAAAAGAAATAAACCAGTTCTTATCACTCATTGACCCACTTCGCTTACAAATTACATATGCAGACAAGTCATTTCAATATATGGTTCAAGACCGAGGGAATACACCTACACTGGCAATGTGTTCAGGATATCAAAAATTTATAATAGGTATTGCATTAAGATTAGCACTGTCACGAATTGGTGCGACTGGACAAAATATTAGACATTTCTTTATTGATGAAGGATTTGTTGCCTGTGACGCATTTAATCTTGAAAAAGTACAATCAATGTTACGTAAAATGATGGAGTATGGTGAATATGTCAATATTATACTGATGTCTCATTTGGAAGCAATTCGTGATGCGGCAGATATGAGTGTTGATATTACACGCGAAGGATACTTCTCAAAGATTCATTGGGGGACTTTATATCCATCACTTTCAAAGATGGTACCGGCGGGTGAAGAAACTAAGAAGGCTGGGCGGCCGTCAAAAACAAAAGTACAAATTTAAAGAAATCTTATTATTGATATATAAAATAAAATGATTTCAAAAATACTAGTACAAACTTCACGATTTAAACCAGAACAATATATAATTGATTTATTTTGTAAATATGCACCTGGATGGGAGTATAAACACTTTACTGATAGCGAAATAATAAAGTTTTTTAATGATAATTTTGATCCTGAATTTCCAAATATAATTGAAAAATTTAATTGTATTCCATATGGACAACATAAAGCTGACTTATTTCGATACTATTTTTTGTATATATGTGGTGGTGTTTTTATTGATTCAGATGCAATGTTAAATGTATCTATTGAACAAATTGTAAAAAACTATGAATTTTTTACTGTAAATTCTAATCATATAAAAAATACTATATTTCAAGGATTTATCGGTGCTAATCCAAAAAATATAATTATTTATAAAGCACTTGTTGATGTATATTGTATAGATATTACAAGACTACAACATGACTTTCATTTATTATGTAGTAATTTATATTTAATCATTTTTAAATGTAGCTACAATTTTTCATTAAAAATATATAATGAGGCGAATTATAATGAAGCAGCTACAAAAACATATGATACTGATGACCCAGATCTAAGTTTATTATATCATTATTATCGTTATAAAATAATACCTATAAATGGTCCAGATGAAATAATAAAGCCACTTATAATTGTTACACCTTGTTCTAGACCTCAAAATTTAGAAAAATTATATGCATCAATTGAATTTGATAATATACATTTTTCTTACTGGATAATTATCTATGATACACGGAGACAACCTTTTATTAAAAAATATCCAAATCATAATAAAATAATAGAATTAGAATGTCGCGATGAAGGTGTTGTAGGTCATCAAATTCGAAATATGGCTATGCATTCAATAATTCAACAAGGCTTGATTTATTTTCTCGATGATGATACAATACTTCATCCATATTTTTGGACAATTGTAAATAATTTCAAGTCTGGAATTGTAATTTATACATTTAATTTAATCTATCAAAATGGTATAATTGTATTTGGAAATAAACCACGTGTTAGAGAGATTGATACATGTCAATTTATATTTGACAAAAGTATTATAGGTGATTTACATTTTGATACCACAGACTATTGTGCAGATGGTATTTTTATACAAACACTTTATGAAAAAAATAAAGAACAGGCAGTATTTATTAATTCGATTGCAGCATATTATAATTGGTTAAATAAAGAACGCTCTTTACCTATTGGTATAGTATTCAATAAATAAAATAGGTATTTAAAATAGAAGTCTTATGTCATCGAATTGTTCATTTATTGATAAATTAAGAGAACCTAAAATTGCTAAAATGTCAATATTTGACTGGGTAACTTCATTATTTGGTGCATGGTTGATTGGTACATATATTTTAAGATTATCACGATCAATTTATTGGTTATTATGGATAATCTTATGGATAATTATTGGTATTATCGCGCATGTTATGACAAAAGTACCCACTATGTTAGGGTTCTATCTTGGTTTAAATGAAGAACCTCAAAGAAAATCATGTGATTAAAATTTGATCTTTATATTATTGTGTTAGCGTTATAGATTAAGAATGAATGAAAAACAGCACTATGTCTTTAATAAAGTTCGCGAAGGACGTAATGTTTTTTTAACAGGCGAACCAGGTACAGGCAAATCTTATACAATTCATGCCATTATTGAATGGGCACAGAAAAATGGGGCAAAAATTGGTATCACTGGAATGACTGGTGTAGCTGCAGTTCTCATTGGAGGTGTAACACTGCATTCATTTCTCGGTATAAGTCTTGGTCAAGGAACTATCGAACAACTTATTTATAAAGTTTCAAAAAATGGTAAATTACTACGTAAACTTAAACGTCTTCAAATACTCATTATAGACGAAATATCTATGATGGATGCAGAATTATTTATTAAAATAGATGCGCTTTTACGTGCAGTTCGCAGAAAAGATAAACCATTTGGTGGCATTCAACTACTATGTGTAGGTGATTTTTCTCAACTCGCTCCATGTGAGGGAGACTATTGTTTTCGTGCAACTATTTGGAAAGATGTCGAATTTGAAGAGTGTATTTTGACAGAAGCAGTTCGTCATGGTGATGATATTGAATTTCAAGAAATGTTGAAGAGGCTACGTTGGGGTAAATGTACTGATGCAGATTATGAGCGCCTATGTGAACTTAGTGAAACTACTTTTCCAGAACATATTGTTCCAACACGTCTCTATTCTTTGAATGTAAATGTTGATAAAATAAATAATGATGAATTGGAAAAAATTATGGAAAAAAATAAAGTACCTGGAACATCTTCGCGTCTTATTTCATATGCTATTCGTTTTCCAAATGAACTCAATGTAATGGACCGTATAAAATATGCTAAATTATATAATATCAATGATATTTCTTTATGCGTAGGATGTCAAGTAGTTCTTACAAAAAACTTAGATCAAGATATTGGTTTAGTTAATGGAGCGAGAGGTGTTGTAACGCTTGTACATCCACAATACGTAATGGTTGAATTTCTCAATGGAAAAGTTGAGCGAATTGATTATTACAAAGTCGCACTTACAAATATTTGGGAAGAAACAGAACATGACAAAATGGAAATGGATATTTATTCAATGCCACTGAAGTTAGCCTGGGCAATTACTATTCATCGCACAATTGGTATGACTCTTGATGCAGTTGAAATCGACCTTGGTAAATCAATATTTGCATATGGACAAGCATACACCGCTCTTTCTCGTGCACGTAGTTTACGAAGTATTCGGCTTACATCTGTTAATAAAAAATCATTTAAAACACATCCTCATGTCATTGAGTTTTATTATAATTTACTTCACCAGTCAAAATCTTAAAATTAGTTATTAGTCTTAAAGAAAGCTGCTGCTTCATAAGGTGTATATGTAGATTTTGAGGTTTCTTTTAATATTTTTTTCTTAAATTCAGCAGATTTTTCATTTGTTGAAATTTTTTTTTTCTTCTGCAGCTTCTCTTGCAGTTTCTTGAGCTTCTCGCGCAACTTCTGCAGCTTCTTTTTCTTCGCGATATTTCTTAAAACCAGTTACATCATCTAATCCATCTTGCATAGTTTTCTTCATATCTAATAGATCTTCCATCATTTTAGCATATAGTAACCCTGGTAATGCAAATGGTGCAATCTTAATTCCATGTTTTTTAATAAATTTTGGTGCAGCTGTTCCTATATTATAGGCTAACTTATATCCACATACATCAATAAAAGACATTAATATTTCATTCACTGGATATTCTACAGGAAGTTTCGTCTTTTTATTTGTTTTAACAAATTGTTGCAATGCTAAAGGATTTTTAGAAAAATATTTTGCATTTAATGTGGAACGTATAAGACTCAATGGATTTCTATTCAAACTAGCAGAATATATTAAAGCTCCAACAATAAGAGCAGCATATTCTGGTTTATCTTTTGCTAAACTAATCATATCTTTTTGTGTATGACTTTGCATTTGATGTTGTATTTTAAGAGATGGTCCCGCACGCACACCTGTAAAAGTTGCATCTCCTCTTACATGACTATCATCACCGAACATACCTCCTGATTTATTATGCAATTCTTCAGCTTTTTCAGCTTCAGCTTCTTCAGCTTCAGCTTCTTCA